GGCACCGGCCTACACCCAGTCTGATGCCGATTCGATGATGATGCGTGCGGTTAGCGGTTCGCACGACCACGTTGACGGCATCCCATTCTGAACCACGGACGGTCGCCCAGGCTGGTCATACGCAGCCAGCCTGGGATTTTTCACCACACCACTATATTTGAAAGGTAAGTAAGTTGAACACCGAATCAGCAGTAGCGGAAGCGATACCACAGGCGAGTACGATGCTTGTGGTACCTGGGATGATACACCCGGTCGAATTCTACGCGAGTCGCCACAAGATCACCGCGATCCTAGACGACATCGGCTGTCAGGCCCACGCGGTAGAACATGACGTAAGCACTTTGAAGGGTAGAACGTCGATAGCCGGAACCGCTTACAAGGTGGCTCGCTCAAAAACGTATCTTGACGGTCTGGGTAAACAATTGGTCGCGGAGATCAAGCAACAGGCGGCAGCGGTGGACGCTGAACGCAAGTACATTCGCGACACGCTGGATGAACTTCGCGACTCTATCCGCAAGCCACTTGACGAGTGGGAGGCGGCTGATGAGGCCCGAAAGGCTACGCATCAAGCTAGGCTCCTTCGCCTAAGCGGGATTTCCGCATCCATACTCGACACGCCCTCTGAACTTGACGCCAAGATCGCCCAGCTAAACACGCTGATGAATTGTCATTGGGAAGAGTTTGGCCAACAAGCCGAAATCAGATCAGCCATTATACTTAAGTCGCTCGAAGACGCTCGGGAGGCGGCAATTGCTCGAATTGCTGAAGCCGAGAGACAAAGGGAAATCGCAGCCAAAAATGCGGCTGAAAAAGCTAAGTTGGAGGCTGAAAGGAAGGAGATTGCAGCTCAACAGGAGGCTGAAAAAGCCATGCTGGAAGCTGAACGAAAGGAAATTGCAGCTCAACAGGAGGCTGAAAAAGCCAAGCTGGAAGCTGAACGGAAGGAAATTGCGGAGTTGCGAGCGGCATTAGTCATGCCAGCCGTAGTGACTCCTATTATCGCACAGCAACCCGCTGAAACGGCAAGCCAAGTTGATCACTGGGCAGGAGCGAAAAAAACAATTCAATCTTGGATCGCCTACGGAATGCACACTGATGTCACTGATTACATTGCTCACCTTGAGGTGCAATCATGACCACCGCAACAATGACAGCACCGCTGACAGCCGCCGAAACATTTCTGGCCGCCCGTGAATTGAAATTTGACATGACCGAAATCACCCTGATCAGCATGATGCCGGAACGGGCGGGCAAGTACAAGTTCGGCCTTGACTATTCACGCAAAGAGGCCGCACTGGCTCTGGCTCGCAACCTGGCTGCCGATCCTGACGCAGATCCTGATGAGATTGTGCGGTTGATGAACCACCAGCCTTACGACCGCATCGTCTCGCTCGGTTCTGACAAAGACGGTAATGAGTTTTTGGTGGAGGAGTCCCAGGCAAGCCGTCACTGGACAGCCCACCCAGAACAGTTGACATAAGATCAGCACCCGTAAGCCGCTATCTGCTCCGATTTCATCTCTAGGCGGTGTCGGTCGTGGCTCGGTGGAATCCTTACCACCCGCCCCTTCATGAGAGGGGCAAGAGTGATCAGGCTGGGAACTGAGCGACCGATAAGCGGGCTGCATCCGCCGTCATGTGGTCAAGGGGCACGACGCCCTGCGTTGGTTCGATTCCAACGGGCGGCTTGTCAGGGGGTAAATCCACCCTGCTGACTGACTCTCGGTTGGTTGATTCCGATCCTGTTTATCCGGCTCCACAGCCGGGCAAGATCACATGAACTAAAGGGGAGTTGACCGTTCATACTCGCGCCGGGGGCTTCATACGCCCCCGGCACTCACTCACAACATGGAGGTTGCAGCAGATGCTAGTTTTGAAGAGATCCGTCAACGAAGAGATCATCATCACGGTAAACGGACACATGGTCACGGTCGTCGTGGCTGAGGCTCGGAATGGTGCGGTCAAGTTAGGATTCGTGGCTCCACCGGCGGTCATTGTCGATCGGCGGGAAGTGTGGGAGCGGAAGCAGAGGATTGCGGTAACTAAGTAACAAGGCAAGGTTCAACAAATGAGCGATTTTTCAACGGTCAAAGTCAATATCCGCGGCGTTCGTCCCCTATTGATGCACAGTGCAGCTGGTGCCGATCCACTATCCGAGTGGGCCAAGGCTCGAAAAGCTGTCAGCGGCAAGAAAAATAAGACCGATTCCGACCATCTCGAACTAGCACGGATCGACTGGTATTCTTCGTTTTACTGCGACGATGCCAAAAAGCCAGTTATCCTCGGCACGATGCTGGAAGCCTGCTGTGTGGCCGGTGCCAAGCGGTCGAAACAAGGCCAGATTGCCAAGGCTTCTATCCTGATCAACGACAATCCGACTCTGGTTCACGACCACCCGGCTGGTAAAAAGGCTACAGCGGATGATTTTTGGGCACTCCCAAAGTATCGCGATGTCCGCGGTGTGATGATCAGCCGTTCACGGATCATGCGTTACAGGCCTGTGTTCGCAACGTGGAACTGCACTTTCGAGGCGATGCTGTCCGATCTGGACGTATCCACTTTCAAATCAATTCTGGAGACCTCAGGCCGATTCATCGGCATTGGTGACTATCGGCCTAAGTTTGGGCTGTTTGAGGTTACTGAGGTCAAGACTGTCTAACGGGGCATGGTCCGGCGAGGTCCGGCTGGTCGCGGCAAGATCCGGTATGGCGTGGCATGGCAGGGCTTGGCGGGGCACGGCACGGTATGGTCTGGCGGGGCGTGGCGGGGTTAGGCGGGGCATGGGCCGCACTCGATGATGCGATATTCATTGGTGCGGATTTGCAAGGCGGGGTCTGGCGAGGCTCGGTACGGTCCGGCACGGTAGGGTTAGGCGGGGCGTGGCTAGGTTTGGCGTGGTTTGGTCCGGCAAGGCATGGCAAGGGCCGCACAAGGTAGTGAAAGCCTATCGGTGCGGATTTGCGGGGCGGGGCTCGGCGTGGCTAGGCGTGGCACGGCGGGGCGAGGTCCGGCCGGGCAAGGCGAGGCGAGGCAAGGTTCGGTATGGCATGGGCCGCACTCGATGACGAAACACTCATCGGTGCGGATTTGCTTGGCGTGGCATGGAATGGCACGGCACGGCACGGCGAGGCGAGGCGGGGCGTGGTTCGGTTTAGCTAGGGCCGCACAAGGTAGTGAAAGCCTATCGGTGCGGATTTGCGTGGCGAGGCCGGGCAAGGCAGGGTTTGGCGGGGCGTGGCTGGGCGTGGCGAGGTTCGGTTAGGCAAGGGCCGCACAAGGTGGTGAGAATCCATCGGTGCGGATTTGCGGGGCAAGGCGAGTTCCGGTACGGCGGGGTTTGGCTAGGATGGGCGGGGCAAGGTACGGCAAGGTGTGGCTGGGCACGGCGCGGCAAGGGCCGCATGTGGCAACGAAATACTTGCCGATGCGGATTCGACGGTTCTGGAATTGAAACATCAACAGGAGGTGCAGCGTGGCAAACTTGAACTTTGTGGCCGATCTGTCCAAAGGCGACATCATTGAATCTGATGAGGTCGCGAAAATCATGATGGTGGATCCGAACGAGGACCACACCGGCGCGATGCCGCCGGATGTACAACTTGCGGGCATGGTTGAAAAGGAACTGCACCGAATCGGCCTGCAATGGACCGTCAAGGCGTTCAAGGGCACGGTGCAAATCCTGACCGATCTGGAAGCCTACGAGCACAATTGCAAGCGTCAACGGAGTGGGTATCGCAAATACAAACGAGCCATTGCCGGGATGGAAGGCGTGGACACCAGTTATTTCTCGTCACAAAAGCGGCGTGAATTCGACTTGGATTCCCGTAAATTGTCGGCTCAATACATGGCACTGAAAGCGGTCAGGGTATCGCCCACGGAAATGTTGAAGCCAGCAAACATTGGGAGGTGAAAACCATGACCCTCGCCACCCTGACAAACAAACGTATCGCGATCGTTCGCCAGTACAAAAGCGAGAACCCGGATTGCACCTTCCCCGACGATCGCGACTTGGATGCCGAGGTGCCAGGCAGCGGCGAACTGATCAGTGCGCTAGGGACGATCGTTGAGCATTACCAGCAGCACAAGCTCAGGAGCGGCGGGACGATCGGCATCAGTTATTGCAGGTCGCACCGATCGTTTGGCGTCCATATCGGCAACGGGAATCATCGGTACGGCTACTACACAGCGAAGGAAGCGGCTGCGGCATACGATGCAGCTGCGGTTGCGAGATACGGTGAGGACGCGGTTCTGAACGACCCAGACGCGGTGGACACACTCGAACTAGATATACGGGACAAATTACTATCGACAATCCCATGATCAGCCTATTCGCGATGGAAAATGACCGGCACTTTCGCAGCGAAACACTTATTTCATTGCGGGTTGCACTGCAATCGGTGCTTGATCAAAGGATCGGTTACGAGCGATTCGCGGCCTATCTGGACCCCCGCTCGCAACGGACAGAGATATTATTCACCCGCCGCGGGCAACTGGCGTGGTTTGTGCTGGACCGGCCAAACGATGGCGACCTGTTGCAATTCGCACGTGATCTCTCTTGGATGTGCCAACTGGATCCGCAATTGGCAGACTTTTCACCCCTACAGGAGGCTTCGGCAAGATGTACGGCATGATTGATGATGATCAGAAATGGTATGTGCGTGATGGCTGCCAGTGGCATCTGAGGTCTGGAGATATCACCGCGGTGATCCAGATCATGGACGATAACGCAACTTACAAAGCTAACATTTGGATAGACGGGGAAATAATTGCGTCCGGCGATTGGGATTGCCTCAAAAAGGCTAAAGCCGTTTGCTTGGAAGCGATCGAAGTATCGAAGGAGCACATTGATGACACCGCTTGACGAGCCGGTCAAACCGCCGTTTGCGGAGTGCTATGAATGCGAACGGCAAACACAACATTTTTGCGATTACTGCGCGACGTGCTTGCTTTGCTGCGATTGCGATGACGACGAGGACGAAGAGGAAGAGGAAGACGAGGAAGACGATGATGACACCGCTTGATTTTATCGCCAGCCTGACTGGCGAGGCCAAGGCTGCGGCGTTGACTATTTACAACCTGATGACGCCAGAGGCTACCAGATGGACAAACAACTGGACAACGGTCGCTGACAATCCAGCAAACATGCCACCAGTCGGGACTTGGGTAATGGCTCGACGCAAGACCATGAGATATCAAGCGATGTGGGGCACTGATAACAGGTGGCATTTCCACGATTTCGATGTTGCACTGAACGTATCGCGAGACACCATGACACCAACACATTGGAGGCCGATTGCATGACATCGCACCTAGACTCGCTGGCATCCGCATTCGGGGCCGAAATCACCAATCATCTTGAACGGATGGAATCAGTGAAATCGCAACACGACCCGATCAAACATCCGAAGCACTACACCAGCCATCCGAGCGGCATTGAACCAATCGAGATCTGTGCTTACGAGACTTTTTATCGTGGCAATGTCATCAAATATGTCATGCGAGCGCCGTACAAAGGTTGCGAGCTGCAAGACCTTAAAAAAGCACGGCAATATCTCGATTGGGAAATCAGTCGAGTGGAGGAGTCAGACGCATGACCATCATCGGAATCGACCCCGGCTTGTCCGGTGGCATTGCAGTTATTGAAAACGGGCGGATCGTCGAAACGCACCGGATGCCCGTCGTTAAGTTTGGCGGCAAGAAGGTGATGGATTCACGCGGCCTCCGGGAGATCCTGATCGAGCGGGATTACGCCAGCCGGGTGGTCATCGAAAGGGTTCACGCGATGCCCGGCAATGGTGGCGTGTCCATGTTCACTTTTGGCTTTGGCGCAGGCGTGATCGAAGGTGTTCTGGCGGGAATTACAATGCCTTTTGAATATGTGACGCCTCAGAAATGGCAATCCATTCTGAACGGCATTGATTCCACGCTGAAAAAGAAGCGATCTGTCGTATATTGCAATGGACGCTTTCCAGCGATCGGTAAGTTGACCGATGGGGAGGCCGATGCGGTTTGCATGGCCCTATGGGCAGGTGGTGTGTGATGGCACGATTTATGGTTGCATTTCACGCACTTCGGAACATGATCCTGCACGGCAAACGGCAGGAAAACCACATTGTGACCTACCAGGTGGACACGGACGACCCCGATATAATCACCAATGTCTCGTCTGTTTTCCTTTCCGACCCAGACCCTAAACCAAAATGGGACCCTAAATGCAAAAACAAGCGAGAACAGAATGGGAATGGCGATGCCAACTGAGCCAACGGAGCCGCAAATGGTCACGGCTTCGGGTATTGCACGGTGACAAGGCCAACCTGGCCGATCTGGGGCCGATTCCGTTACCACCGGTCAGTCTGGTGGAGTACCACACCCGCAGGAGGCGTGAACAAAATTAATATTTTTTAATTCGTTTGCACACCATGACTTGCAGCCATCGAAACGGAATAGTTGCACACATATTACACCTTATAGATAATGAGGGCGAACATCATGATTGTCAGTCAATCCGGCGTGAAGGTCACTTTGAGTGGCCGAAAGCGGTCTGATATTGATGTCGGTACGGTTCGCCGATCTTTGGCGATTGCGCTCAAATACATGGATATCCCGGACACCAAGGCCTGTCAGATACTTGGCGTCTGTCGCAACACCTATCGCAAAATTGCCGCCTCAGAAGGTCGTAAAGCACCCGCCGTGATTGGTGTGGTGTTCGGCCAGGGTGATTGGACGCCTGAGGCACAGGATCAAGACCCGGCCACCTGTGATCGTTGCCGAGGCATCAAACGCGGTTCTCGTCTCTACTGTGCCGCATGTCATTCCACGGGGTTCGAACGCGAACTTGAGAACGAGCGGATTGACGATATCTTTGCCGAGGCTTCTGAGATGGAAGCCGAATCGCGGGATAAGAAGGCCAAACGCAGAACCCGAAAGCTCAAATGAAAATCAAGAAAAACATCCAGGTTGACTCCGGTAAAAACACCGGAGTAACACCGGAGAGCAATCGCAATGCCACCGAACCCACAAAATCTTAGACCACCGTGGCCGAAAGGTGTCTCGGGAAACACCGGAGGGCGGCCCAAGAAACCGTTCCAAGAGATCCTCGAAGACGAGTTGGAATCCAACCCGGAAATGATGCGACGGTTTATTCGGCAGGCGTTACAAAGGGCAGTTGACGGTGATTTCCGCTATTGGTCAGCCATCTTCGACAGAGTAGACGGCAAGGTCGCCAGCAGCATCGAAATCAGCGACAAACCCGCAATCGACTGGTCAAGTCTCGATAATGAGTGCGACACCCCACCACGCAAAACAGTTAATCCCAAGGGGCCTAAACCGCTTCCTGCAAGCGGCAACACCAGCACACCAGTGGTCACCCGAACACTTGGCGGAATGCCGCCGGGCTCTGGACAGGGTGACGACCGGTGAATGCAAACGGTTGATGCTGTTCTTGCCGCCCAGGCACGGCAAGAGCGAGCTGGCTACGATCCATTACGCTGCTTACAGGCTATTACTGGATCAGAGTTTACGGGTGATCATCGGGGCCTATAACCACTCGCTGGCCTGCACCTTCAGCCGACAAACACGCCGGATCGCCAAGGAATTCGGTTTCGAGTTTTCCGACGACCAAAACAAACAAAATCAGTGGTCATCTGAACACGGTGGCGGGCTGTATGCGGTCGGTGTCGGCTCTGGTGTCACAGGCTACGGTGCTGACTTGGTGATTATTGACGATCCAGTCAAGTCGCGTGCTGAGGCCGAATCACCCACCTATCGTGCTCGCGTGATGGATTGGTATCAAAATGACCTGTACACACGCCTTCACCCAGGTGCGGCAATCGTCCTGATTATGACCCGCTGGCACAGCCTTGACTTGGCTGGCCAGTTACTAGAGCAGGCCAGTGACGGTGGCGAACAGTGGGATGTGGTCAGTCTGCCTGCCATTGCTGAGGATGATGACCTGATTGGTCGTCAGACCGGTGAAGCACTGTGGCCAGAACGATACAGTGTGGAGGACTTCGACCGGATCAAAAAGACCGTCGGTTCCTACGCTTTTTCCGCCCTCTACCAACAGACACCAACACCACGTGACGGCGGGTTCTTCCGGCCGGAATGGTTCCGCATCGTCGATCCATCACCGATACCAGACAACTCCAACGCATGCCGAGCGTGGGACACAGCCGCCACGGTGGGTGGTGGTGACTACACTGCCGGTGTGTGGATGTGCCGAACCGGCGACATCTACCGTGTCAAGCACGTTTCACGGGGGCAATGGTCGCCTGCCACCCGTCGCACAATTCAACGCCAGATCGCCGAGACTGATGGGCGGGAAACGATCGTCCACCTGGCACAAGACCCCGGCTCGGCGGGGGTCGATCAGGTCCAGCACGACACCCGCAATCTGATCGGTTACGGGGTGATCAGCAAACGGCCAACTGGCTCCAAAGAAGTGCGGGCTATGCCGATGGCCGCTGCTTTTGAATCCGGTTCGATTGAGCTGGAAAAGGGCGAATGGAACCGTGATTTCATTGACGAATTGTGCTCATTTCCAACCGGAAAACATGATGACCAGGTCGATGCCGCTGCCGACACGTTCAGCTATTTGAGTTCCGTACAACCGTTCAGATGGGTGTCTTGACCACTATGCCAACACTGTTTGAAAACATCCGAGACCGGTTCACGAAGTCCGTGAGGGCTGGCGTCACTGCCAACACCGCTGATATTGCCGCCTCATCATGGTCTGTAGATATGATGACAGGGCTAAGCAACGACTACATGACGCTCGCACGCCCTTACACACAAGTGAGCGTGGTTCAGGCAGCGATTCAGGCGATGCGACGCAACTCCACCAAGGCGATCATGCAGGTGGGCTATTGGGATGAGGATGGCGGGTTTATCCCAGTCGATCACCCATTGCAATACCTCTGGCAGCGACCATCACCGGGTGAATCGGATGCGACGGTGCTGGAACACCTTTACGCCAGCCTATGTGATAACGGCAACGCCTATGTGCAGGTGATCACCAACACCGCTGGTAATGCGGTGACTGAGCTGATGCCAATCCCATCGCCTTGGATTCAGCGGCCGATCATGGGCGAATCTATTAACGAAGTGCTCGAATATCCAGTACAGGGAAGCGATTGGGGCCGTGCTTACAACTACTCCGTTCCCGCCGAATTGATGCTGGCCTACCGTCAAGGCCGGTCATCTTATGCCCAATCGAGAGGCGTTTCGGTGCTCGATTCTGTAGTGGCTGAAATGGCATTAGTCAAAATCATCGGTCAATACGAGACCACCGTCCTAAGTCGATCCGGCGTGCCATCGCTAATTGTCAGCCTCAAAACGCTCGGCAACTTATCCGACCTGCAACTGTCGCAAGTCCAGTCTGACTTGGCACGGGCTGTGAGCGGTAAAGCAGTGGGCAGGCCATTCGTTGGGACTAGCGAAATGGATATTAAATCACCGGGCTTTTCGCCTAAGGATCTATCTGTCTCGGAAATGGCCGATTTAGCCACCGCTCGCATCTGTGGCGTGTTAGGATGGGCACCCATGAGCCTCAAACAGCCTGACACGGGCAAGACTTATAGTAACTTGGTTGAGGCCAACAAAGCGTCGTGGCGGGACGCGGTGATTCCATTTCTTGACTTGGTGGCCGGTGAACTCACTCGATTGGTGCAAACCCTGCCCATTGCCTGCGACGGTGTGACATCGCAGCCTAATCCAGAGTTGTGCGTGCGATTCGACACCTCACAAATTGAAGAGCTGTCCGTTGATAGAAAAGCACTGATGGACATCGCCACGGCGGGTGTCGGTGCAGGAATCTTTACGATCAACGAAGCAAGAGCCACTTTGGGACTCGGTGAGCTGGAGGAAGTTCCGGCGGTTGAGGCTGTGGAGCCGGAAGAGCCTGCGGAAACTGAGACACCTGAAGCGGAAATGGAGGTTGAGTAAATGGCCGGAACATACAACCTTGAGATTGAAGCCGGTGCATCATTCGCCCGTTCGCTTCAGTGGAAGTCCGCTAACATCGCCGTCAACCTGACCGGATGCACGGCACGTTTGATGGTCCGCACCTCTTACGCGGATGCCAACACGACTCTGTCGCTCACTTCCCCATCGGCTTGCCTATCCATCGCCAACGCGACCACTGGAAACATTGCAATCAGCCTTGACCCTGCTGTGACTGCCAATCTGGTCAACGGCGTCTATGATCTCGAAGTCCTGTTTGGCAGCGGTGTGGTCACGCGGCTTTTGAGCGGAACACTGACCGTATCGCCGGAGGTGACACGTGTCTGATACAGTCGTAGTCACGGAAACCCGCGTCGATGTGGTGACGGTCACAGGCAGCGGAACGACCGACACCATCCAAGTCACTGGTGATAAGCAAATCGAAGTCCTGACGATGGGCGTACAGGGACCGCAAGGCCCCGGCTCAGTCCTATCGCCAGCGACCACCACCACCCTGGGCGGGGTCATTGTCGGTGACAATCTGTCGATCAACGCCAACGGGCTGCTGTCGGCTCAGGCAGGCGGTGTGACAGCGTTCAACGGGCGGGCGGGCAATGTCATCCTGACGGCAAACGATGTTTCTAGCGTGGCGGGCGGGCTATATTTCCCGCTTAATGCCAACGTGACCTCGGGCAATGCAACGATTGCAGGGCCCGTCTCTGGAACAATCAGCAACGGCACGTTGACATCAAGACAGATTTATGGGGTGTCGCGAGCATATCTGACAACGGCTAATGCAGCGATTGAGACTTATGTCGGGCTAGACCCAAACACGGCGTCTGCCGGGTCTGTGTCTGTGGGAACACGCAGTTTTAACGCCAATTCTTCGTCTTCTTCCGCACTGCAATTGTCCGAATCAAGATACACCCCAAGCTCCGCACAGACCTCCCTGCAGATCAGGTATGCGAACGGCACAATCAACAGGTCCGTCAGTTATAGTGCATCACTTTCGGGGGCGGGGCTGGCTTACCAGGACGCAACCACTTTCAGTCAGATTGCGGTCAATAATCAGGGCACGGTGATTACCGGAGATTTAACCTCGTTTATCGTCAGCACGAAATTCACGCAAACGACTTATATCCCACCAGCCAATCAGACGACCGGGACGATCATGAACCGCCGCATGTGCGACGAACGCTACGCCCCTTTCCAGAAGTTGAACTAACATGAGCGTCTACACCTCAAAACACAAAGGCGTGATCCAGTCGTTCGCAGGAGCGGGCAACGGCACATTTTGTGTCGGCGGCTGGCAATACTACGAAGCCAATCTCCCAACGGGTGAAGTGGATGCCAACGGGACGCCGCTTTACGCGATCTACGATATCCCGCAATCCACAGTGATGTATGCGGTTGACGACACGGGCGAAGGTTGCGAGATCAAGATGACTCCCGCAGGTTACAACCTTTCATCAGCCAACGCCACTCTGGACAACGTCACAGTCTGGTCAGCCAACTCAATCCTGACGCAGGACCGAGGTGATGGGCGATATTCACCAAAAACCTCAAACGTCACCTACGGGCAGTTCTCACAGCAAGGTTTGACGTATCTGGGCGAGTCATCTACCGCGATTACAAACAACGGAACGATCACACGGAATCTGTTCTCCGGTTACAGTCAATCACCTTACGCTGGCTCGATGGTCTTTGGCAGTAACGCGACGACGACATCAGGGGTAGCCACAACCGCTTCGATGCAGGCTGACGGACAGACTTTCTCAATCGCTGGAACGAACTTATCGGGTGCTACCTCAAAAGAAACGGGCATGGGGTTCTCGGGAACCGGTGTTCAGTTCTCCTACTTTGAAGATAATGCCGACGGTTTCAAGACGGTCGAATATCTACTTTCGAGTTCGGGCATCAGGATCACGTCGATAAACAACAATTATACGTCTTCAGTTTTTGGCGAGACAACATTTGAAGTAACACCCACGTCAACCTTTATCACAACTCTTGAGCCAACCGCGATCACGCCTAACACGATCATGAATAAAGAGATGACCGAATCCCTCTTTATCACCATGAAAAGAATGGGGCTGTGATGCTAAAAGATACCATCCATAAAGGCTTTGTCGGCACATACAGCACCAACGGTACGCACAGCCCAGGTTCGTTGCAATTCTTTGTTGCGAATGTACCCACGGGCGAAATATCTGCAAACGGACAACCGATTTACGAGCTTGTGGACGTACCGACATCCGCAATCATGTACTCGACAAATCATAACGGCTCGCTTTCGACGGAAATGAAATTGGCGCCGGGCACATTTAATGTCACATCAGCCAACGCCACGCTCGACAACGTCACAGTCTGGTCAGCCAACTCAATCCTGACTCGCGACTATGCCGACACGCGATACGCTGCAATCTCAGCCACCATTGACGGCGGCACAGCCTTGACCACCAACACCGGCTCTTACGATGGCGGGAGTGCAACCTCAAACTAATGGCACTAATTCAAGTCAGACGCGACACCGCCGCAGCATGGACCTCCGCCAACACCACGCTGGCATCAGGTGAAATCGGCTATGAAACCGACACGGGCAAGTTCAAACTCGGCAACGGGACGGCATGGACATCGCTCGGCTACGCAGCCGCCAGAGCCTACAGCGATCTGACGGGGCCGCAGAATCTGCTCGATACGGAGCTGATTCGGGCTAAACTTCGGGACTATTCCGAATCTATTTCCAGCCCAACAATCTCATCTGGCGTGCTGACATTAAATCTCGAAACATCCAATATCTTCACGGTGTCGCTCAACGCTGCGATCACCACCCTGACCATCAGCAACCCTCCTGCAAGCGGTTCCGGTGGCTCATTCACCTTGATCCTGACGGCTGACGGCACAGCACGAGCAGTGACTTGGCCAGCGGCGATCAAGTGGGCGGGTGGCACGGCTCCAACGCTGACATCGGCTTCTGGCAAGATCGACACATTTGCCTTCTTTTCGAGCGATGGTGGAACAAGCTGGACGGGTTATGTGGGAGGGCAGAATTTCTAATGCTAGCCAACATTGTCAGGAATGCCACAAAGACGGCAACGGGCGACCCGTACTTTTCTAGCGTCTCTCTGCTCCTGCACATGGATGGGGCTAATGGAAGCACGACTTTCACGGATTCCAGTTTAAATGCACTGACGGTGACACGAACTGGAACGCCAGCAATATCCACGTCTCAAAGCAAATATGGTGGTTCTTCGGTTGCATTGAGCGGAACTGCAGACAGATTAGACGTAGCCAGCAACGCACTGTTTGCTTTTGGCACGGGCGATTTCACGGTAGAATTCTGGGTCTATTTCAACTCGATCAGCACCTCATTTGTTCAGCTATATGACACTTATGTCACGGGAGGGTTCAGCTTTTACTGGTCAGGTTCTGCTAGCACCCTAATAATTTCCAATCGGTCTGCCAACCAGATTGTGCAAGCATGGTCTCCATCTGCCAACACTTGGTATCATCTTGCCGTCTCAAGGTCTGGAACTAGTTTAAGGCTGTTTATCAACGGAACTGTTCTTGGTTCTACTGCTGCTTCAACAAGTTACGTTCAAGGCGCATTGCAGATTGGTGGTACGGCAGACAACACAAGCTATTCTTTAAACGGCTACGTAGACGACCTCCGCATCACCAAATACGCTCGATATACATCGGCTTTCACGCCACCAACAGCCCCGTACCCCAACTCTTGAGGCTCTAGATGCAATTCTGCCAAGTCAAAAACGGTCAAATCAGCCCACCTCAAGTGTTGCCAACAACCTTTGCCAATGTCAGCAACTTCCACACGCTGGACGCCGACATTCTCGCGCAATACGGGTTCTATCCTTACACGCCTTCGGTCAAGCCGACAATCAATCCAGCCACAACACGACTGCTTCAGGCGTTGAAACTGGTAGGCTCGAAGGTCACCGAGACATGGGCTGTGGTCACGCTCACGCCTGATGAACAAATGGCTTATTTAAGGTCACAAAAAGCGATCCTCAAACAACTCTTGGATCAGCACATGGACGCCCAGGTTGCACCACGCGATTTCGATAGCATTTCATCGGCAATCACATGGTTTGACAGTCCGGTACCTCAATGGGCCGCTGATGGGGTTGCCGCTAAATCGTTCAGGCAGAGATGCTACGAAGTTGCGTACAAGATCGAATCAGATGTGCTGGCTGGACTTCGAAGTGTACCCACACCCGCCCAATTCTCCGCTGAAATGCCCGTGTTGTGGGCACCACCTTCAAATGCAAACGGGACATCATGAAAAAGTTGCTGCTCCTGCTATTTCTGGGACTGCCGATACAAGGCTCGGAGATATTATTTGATAACCTCGCCGAGCCGATCACGGGGCTTGTCTACACGGGCCATGATCAGTGGATCTATCAGGCATTTAATTCTGGCGACTCCACCGAGCTATGGGATTACAGGCTTAATATCTACAAGCCAGCCGGTTTCACAGGTTCGTTGTACCTGTCATTTTACGATCCCTTGCTGCAAAAGCCTGTGGACTGGTGGATGACCGAGATGCGATTGGAATACACTCCATCCGACCAAGTGAGCCTAATTGGGTTCTCCAACATCCCATTTTTCCATCTCGATATCCCGATGGTCTCGCACACGACTTATTACCTCGGTATTTCGGCAGATAATCCAATCGCATGGGCGCAGAACGCAACCGGCTTGTCACTTCAAATCACTGGAAATACCGTGCCAGAGCCTAGTACATACCTGCTCGGCATACTGTCAGCTTTGGCGATCCTCATAAGGTGCGTGAAATGAAATTCAGGACTGCTGCCACAAACTTCATCGCGTTAATCACCGCAGCTATTGTGCTGCTGTTGGTTGACCTTTACAAATGGCAGTCAGGCGGCACAACCTGGAGCGAGGCAATCTGGGAAGTCAATCAGCACAGCCTCAGCTTTGCTCTCGGAGTGGGAATCGTCCTGGGCCACTGCTTCACGGTTCCAAAGGGGCTGAAATGATTATTGCAATTGCAACGCTCCTGCTCACGTTCGCCCCACCCTTTGAAGCCAAAGTAATCGCCGTTTACGATGGCGATACGATCACGGTCAGGACAGATGAAACAATCAAGATCAGGCTGGACGGCATCGACGCGCCTGAGCTGAAGCAACCGTTCGGACAGGCTAGTAAACAAGCCCTATCAGGACTAGTGTTCGGCCAAACCGTCACCATCAAACCGGGCAAAAAGGACCGCTACGGGCGACTGCTGGCACGAGTTGAAATCGCTGGCAAAGATGCCAGTCTGACGATGGTCGAAACTGGCATGGCCCACTGGTATGAACAATACGCCAAACGCGATAAAGAATTACAATCCGCTCAGACACAGGCCAAGACAGCCAGACGGGGCTTGTGGTCAGATCCCAATGTGATTGCACCTTGGGAGTTCCGCAAGAGACCGCAAACGAAAGGTGAAAAAAAGTGATCAAGGATATTTTGGGTCAAGTCAACTACGACCAAGCACGTTCAACAATCATTCGTGCTGCTATTGTGGGTGCTATTACAGCCGTGGGTGTAATCCAAGCGGATCTGCCTAAGATTGTGGATACCATCGCACCGCTCGGAATTGCAATCACATTTGCAGTGGCACAGCTTGCCCGGTACCTCGCGTCAGGCGATAAACTCCCACCATCGTTGAGCTAACATAAATGCAACCGACTGATATTCCGGCCACCGCTGATTATTCGCTTCTCACAGTTCCAATCTGGTTCTTATATTCCGGTTGGACTGTTGCGGATATCGCAGTACAGCCGGAGGAATCAGTTGTGATTGCATTCATTCGGTCTATCCCCGCCATGCTGGCAACGGCAGCGGGAGTTATACAGGCGATCTATTCGATCCGCTTGAAACGTGAAAAAATGGCGATCGAAAAGGAATTGAAACTCAAAGAACTTGAGCGACGCTTTCCCGATCCAGATTGACTCGCGATGTTCCCGAAATCTGTTTCGGGAACATCCCTTAATATCCTCAAAAATAAGGCTCAACACATGCTCGCAGAACTCTTTTTCGTCACCGCTCAAGCCTGTCAGAACGGTCAATGTCCAACTGTCAAGGAATCCTTGACAGTTGCCACCACCGTGACTGTCATCAATGGGCCACCGGCTGCTCAGGTCGCTTACGTCACGACCTTCGGGAGAGTCGCTAAATACAAGAGTCCATTTAAATTTGGCAAGTTCAATTTCTGGGGATGCAAATGACCGACACCGCATCATCCGATGAGCGAAATAAAATGGGGTTCCCCGTGATCCCATTTGCGATCCTTTGGCCTCTGATCAGGCTGGTGGCCGTGCCGCTGATTCATGCGGTATTGCCAGCCCTACTCAGGCGAATCGCTGACAATCTCGATTCCGGCGAGCCTGGCACGATCAGTGCCGAGGAATTGAGCGAACTGGTGGACGGTCAAAAGAACTCAATGAAAGCGGTCTACAAGGGGGAATGATGCGACGATTTCTGGCCGGATTACTTATGATCAGTGCATCCGCTCATGGTGCTGACATGGTGGCAACCTCCCTTCCAGCCATGTCCGAACCGTCCTGGGCGATCACCGATGGTGGCAACACCTACCTGGTGGGCAAGCAGTCCGGCACAGTGTTGATAATCCGATCTGGCGACATCGCACCGCGACCACAACCACGACCGATCCCGATTCCGACCCCTGACATCATCACAGGCGTCAAGTGGTTATCCGTGATCGTTGATACAGACAACCCTGATCAAGCGGCATGGCGCACCGATTCCGCCCTCAGATCAGAGGTCGAACGCAAAGCGATCAATTACCGGTCATATCTGGCAACCGAATCGGACGTTGACAGCCTTGGGTTCCGTGCGTCGCTGCAATCCACCGGCACGCCGTGTGTGATCCTACAGGATGCAAACGGTAAGCTGGTCAAGGTGATTCGACCCGCCAATCTGGCCGACATTATGGCCATTTTGGAGGCGATCAAATGAGCATCCCAGAACTCTTCCCCTGCTTCGGCAACGACTGGCGTGGCATGGGCAACCGTCCACCGTCTATCAGTCTCAAACTCGGTTCGCAACCACTAGCCGACATCCCCCAAAGCGAGTGGGTGGAATTCGATTTAACGAAGTCAGATAACTTCCCGATCAAGATCAAAGATCAAGGCCAGTTTGGTGCTTGCAACGGACACGCCGCAGCCACATCACTGGAAGTGGCTCGCTGGATTGCCGGTCAACCGCATATCGAACTGTCTCCCTGGCTGATTTATGCCGACTTGTGCCGTGGTTGGGATACCGGGTCAAGCATTGCCGAGGCGTTGCAACTACTTGAAAAGTCAGGCACTTGCGAGAATTCGCTGGTTCCATTCGGCACGATCAACCCATCCTCAGTCAAGCAACAGGCACGCAACGATTGCAAGCGGTTCAAAATCGAGATCGGCACGACGCTCCTGACTTGGCAGGATCTGTGTATTGCAACGCAGCTGCGAAGACCGTTCAATTTCTCTGTCCCAGTCAACAGTGGTTTCAACGCACTCGACGCGAACGGATGCCCATCCAACAGGTCAGGCTCGCACAATCACGCTGTGATGGGCGGGCTAGGGATGCGGAAAGCACCGGATGGCCAATGGCTAATCAGGTGGCAGAATAGTTGGGGCACACGATGGGGCCAAAATGGTCGTGCGTGGTTGTGCGAAAAGAATATTCAAGGATGGGGTTTTGATGCTTACAGTGTCTCGGCAATTGCAACGATCACGCCTGACACGGCACCTGCACTAAATTAAATGAAACGCAAAACACCTAAGAGCAGGCTCAATGCCATGCCAAGCGGCACGGAGTTGGAGCGTATTGCCCGCCGCATCCTGACGGAACTGGGCAACAACGTAGCAAGACCGTGGCTCGCGATCTACGACCGTAAGAAGGAAGCCGACCCGTTCACGGCTCCGCTTGACATGGCTGGCAAGTTCATCCCGATTATCGAGGCATGGATTGACCAATCGGGCCGGTCACTGCTGGTGTCGCTTGACCAGCAGGACGCCGATCAATGGCTAGTCCGTGCTCCGGAGGTCATTCAGGCCGCTCGCGAGGCTGTGCTGGACCTGTGCAACGAAACGATTGAGCAGTTCACCACCGACACGCTCCGCACGCTGGAAGGCATGCGGCTGGATATCGCAGCGTCCATTGAATCCGGCGAAACGGCTGGCGAACTGACCAACCGAATCAGCACTTGGATCAAAGACAACGCCCGCTGGCGAGCACGGCGGATTGCAATCACCGAATCAGCACGGGCTTATAACACCGGACTGGTGAAGGCCGCCGAAAGCCTTGATTTCGTGGCCGGTTGGGAGTTGCTCGTCTCGGGTGATGCCTGCCCCGTGTGTCACATGATTTATCGTTTATGCCCGATTATCCCCAAAGGCGGGACATTTGGAACTAACGGTAACAATAGGACCTACAAAGACCTGAAGTTCCCTCCGTTTCATCCCGGCTGCCGGTGTTCGCTGCTGGAAGTATTCGACGATGAGATGCCAAAGAACCTCAAACCGCCCGTCAAGCCCGGTGAAAACGGCTACCTGAGACCATCCGAAGCGGACTACGAAACAGCGGATCAAGGCGGTTATTTATCGGTTGCAATCGGCAACGCCAAGTCGTTCACAAAAACTGGCAGAATTC